TAAGACAAAATAAAGTTAAGTTCTGGAAATAACGACGATACTTTTGCAATACCATTTGATATTGGAGACCACGCCGAAACAAAAGACATATTGAGTTCGGTTGGAGATATTTCCCCAAAGTGCCCGTCATAGTCAGACCACTTAGAGCCGTAATGCTGGATATTCCACTCATACCAAGTGTCGCAACCATATTTTTCTCTGTTGCGTAATATCTGTTCATCTACCCACTTTTGTTTTTCAGGTTCAAATGAACCGCTCGGAGTGTCTGCGAGTTCTTTTGGAGTAGGATAAAGGTTGTCAAGAATTGAAAACTCTTCATGTTCGCGCATTTTGTCTGTCCTTACAGTAATTGCCTCGTAAAAACGACTAATGTCGTTTTCGTTGCCTTTTACCGTTAAATAATTACTACAATGATTTGGCATTTTAGTTGTCCTTTTTACCTCCTAATAACACACTAACACACGACTTGTAGTTCTTGTCAAATATAGTTAATGCGGTTTGTTCCCAACAACTCTTCTTCTAAAAAGGTCTGCGCCCTGTTCATATTTGCGGAATACTCACAAAGGGCTTTACCAACCAATTCAATTTCCAAATATCCCAAAACTGAAGTAAGTATGGTGTATTCGTCATTTTTATTTACTCTTTGCCAACCAATTAAATCTAAAAAAAGTTTAAGTGGAGAGAGAAAAGGATAATAAACTTTACTAATTGTAAAAAGTCTGGCGATATGTTCCAATTCAAAATCTTCGTCGTTCAAAGTAGTAACCCTTCCAGACCAAGTGGTGTCAATAACCTTTCCCGTAAAATCATACTCTTGTAACTTGTAAAAATTGTCCATGTCTGTCTGAAGAAAACCGTCTTCGCCCATGTGCTGAGGGTGGGCAACCGCGCTGATTACTCCGTTTTCTCCGCAAGCGTGAAAGTTAATATCCCAATCATCGTTGTATGAGAAATACTCATCAAAGCCCTGATAGATATGATTGTGTTCAATTAAAGCGGAGACATATCCTTGCGAATACGCTTTAAGTGCGTCATAAGTTTCTTTTGTCATTTTTGTCATTGTTAGTCCTTATCTACTTGTCTAGAGGGAGGGAGTGTTTCAAGTGCTTCGTCAAGCCACTTGGAGCGTGGATAAACTTCTTCAATTTTTTCCAACCACTCGTTGTAAGAGTTTGGAGTGACGATGAAAGAGTGTGCGTCTTCGGGTGCTTTTAAAGGGCAGGCTTTTCCAACAAGCACAGAGGTAATCCTATGTATTGGCTCGCCGTTTGGTGTTTTCACATTGTTTCCACCTGCCGACAAATAGGTAATTTGTATTCTTCTTGGATTGCCTTCAGGGTCAGGCTTGGTACAAACCATATGGATAAGATAACGAGTAATCATTTTGAGTTTTTCTTTTTTTTCACTCTATCAACATTAACAACAACGCTTGGAGCATAGGTTACGCTCTGGTCAATGTTAATTATATTTCTGACTCCGCTAATAGCGTTCAAAGCAACTTCGGCAGAAGTCACACAGACTCCGTTTGTGTGATAATCCTTGACAATAAAAACAATGTCGTCTGCTCCCTCTTTGCCGATGTTATCCACAGCCTGTTTCAGATATTCAACTGTCAAAAACACCGCTTCGTCTGCCGATTTAACATCTTCATCGTATTCCACATCGCAAGACACGCACCAGCGCATTTTATCGCTCATAACTGCTTCTCAATGGAGCAACTTTTATGTTATTTGGCAAAACACCCGTTACTCCCGCCTTGCGAGCGAAATCCCGCAATTCGGGGTATTCATCGGTAATTGACGCAACTTCTGAAAACAATTCTTTTTGTTCTTGTTCGTCTTCAGTAAGCGCAATACGAACCATGAGCATAGCGAACCAAGTTAAGTAGTCATGCTTTGATTTTATGTGTTCTGGATACTCAGTCATCAGTAGGTTTTTCAGTATTTACAATAAGTATTGTTTTCATAAGACGGGCAGAGGGAAGAAAATAACGCATATTCCAATGTGTTACTGTCCAACCACGCCTCATAGCCGAATTAACTTTTGCCAACAGTTTCTTGTTGGAAAATGAAGTAATATCTTGGTAACGATATTGAACTTCTTTATATTTACCGTCTCCAGCATCATAGGCTTTCGGTTTTAATACCGTGTAGGCTGGTGGTGTGTAAGTTGGCATTTCATCTAACATTAGTATTCTCCTTTTGTTTGTTGTATTCTTTAATAAACTCTCGGTGTTCTTTACTTAACAACCGTTTTCTCTGACTAATTCCATAGGCGTATCTGCGTTGGAAATTAACACCGCCCCACATACCGTTTTGTTCGTCGTTATCAACAGCATAACTATAACACTCATTGGCAACCTCACACTTTAAACAAAGTTTGTATGCTTCAGCAAATGCTTTTTTGTATTTGTTTTTTCCGCTACCAAGTTTAATATCGGGAAAAAACAACTTGGCAGATTTGCCAATACAGTTTGCTCGGTCTTGCCACTTCATGTCTGTCAAACCATTACCAAATCTGCAAGGACTTTCATAACCGCTTGGTCTTGTGTAGTGACCCTGCCTGTCAAAGCGTTCATCATGTTTCTTTCAACACGGTTGTCATCTTTGCCAACCAAGTGTTGATTAAAGGTATTGAACGCTTGAATTACCCCAAGTGCCGTTCCCTTAAACGGGGCAACACGGGGGTCATTACGATACAACTCTTTAATGCGCTCTTGTTTGTTCTCTACTCGTGACACAGCCTGCTTTGCTACATTTGCGTCTTCGTTAATCGGCATCAGTCGCCCAACGATAGCCTCCCACTCGCTGTCAGAAACTTTGACATTTACATACTTGGTCACTTCGGCAACAATATCATCTGCCATTGTGTGAATAAAACCAAGAGCGTCACGAACATTTTGCAATCGGAAACTGCTATTTTTGCTGTGCCTTGCCCTAAATTGTTCAGTCTTTTCTCCCAAAGCACGAGCCAGCAAGTTATCACACTCAACACGAGTGCTTACTGATTTGAAAGTAGTGCTAATAGACCCGTTGTGACTTGTCGTTGCCAACAACATTGGGCGCACCGAAAAACCGTCAAGAACCTTGATAGTTTCGGGCATTTCAACGCTAACAAAACTAATTCCACCGTTTTTCAAAATGCCAGCACTACCGATGTTAAGGTCATCGTCTAACAAGTGCGAAACACTTTCTATCAACCATTGTTTGTATTGGTGAATTGCGTAGGTGGCTTTGAACAGCCCCAATACCGCCCCGTTGTCAGACCGCACAATGGCTTTTCTATCTGTTTCCAAACGGAAGTTGTCGTTCCACTTGACAAACACGGGTGCTTCTTGGGCTTCCCACGAATACAAACGACGAATTACATCACCTACGGGGATAGCGTTTGGATAGTGATTTGGCTCTTCGCTTTGTTCATCTTTGCGATAGTGCCAAGCATTACCTCGTTGCGAGGTATAACCAATTAAACAATACTTGTTTAACCACTCGTAAGTCTCTTTGCTCATTATTTCTCTCCTGTTCTCAGAGTATGTTTGACCAATACTCTAATTGTTCTTTTGACAATGTTTTGGGTTCATAATCTATTTCTTCAACATCATACGGTTTATCCCAACATAAAACTTCAATGTCCATGACGCGCTCTTTTGAAAAAGTGCCACCGTCTGAAATCATGTCCTCCGCATCTTCCAGCGATTCGGCTTCAATGTAATAAAACATATTTACATCTATTGTTTGATACACCATGTATTTTTTCATTTTGTTTTTGTCTCTTAAATCAGTTTAATACAGCAAATGTCGCTCTTGTCAAATGCCCTTTATTTATAGTCATTTAACATATCTTTCAATAATTGTGCGGTAATTGAGCCTGCATCTGCGTTCAAGTTCTCTGCCCACCCATCTAAAATTGCGGAAGTCACCTCGGCTTTGCTGTTCAATAAATCCCACAGCCTCATATCTATCGTGTAGTTTTCCGTATCAACAGCCGTTATCCACCAAGCGACAACGGGCTTAGTTTGTCCTATGCGATGACACCTATCTTCAGCCTGTTGCCCCGTAGAAGGACTATATGGCATTTCCGCTAACACCACATGAGACGACGATGTTAAGTTCAAACCACTTCCAGCACTATCGTACTGTCCGATAAACACCTTAACTTGTTTGTTGTTAAACATTTCTACATATCTTTGTTTTGCTTCGGGAGTAGAGCCTCCAGCAACCATGACTACTCCGTGTTTAGTCAATGCTTCTCTCAATGCGTTTAACACTTTGCGGTGATATGCAAAAACAACTACTTGCTCATCTTCGCTCAATAATGATTCAATGTGTTCAACCACCGATTTTACTTTTGCCACTCCAAGTATCTCCCTTAATTTATTCATACGAGTAATCACTTCGGCTTTGCCAGCCCTCTCGTGTGCGTCTTTACCGTATGTTTCCAAGACCCATTTCAGAAAGTCTCTTTCGGCGGTGCGATATATTTTCATGTCTTCTTTGCTTAATTCCATGTCAATTTGCGCTCGTCGTTTAGACGGTAAATCTTTCAACACATCTTCTTTCTTTCTTCGCACCATACAAGTTCCACGCAACATAGAGTTCAACTCCGTAGTGTTGCTCGCCCCGTTGCGATTTGGAAAGCCACTCGGCAACAGTTGATAATCGCAATACTTCACTAAAAACTCTTTGCGAGAGCCAAAAATGTTGTCCAACCTGCCGATGATTTTAAGAGGACTTAACAATTCGCTAGGGCGATTCGGAGTCATTGTGCCAGACATAAGTGCAATAATCCCGTCTGAGGGAATACTGTTGGCAAGGTAACGCACACCTTTTGTTCGCCCTGCTTTTTCATTTTTAACGCTGTGCGCTTCATCAACAATTAAAGTTTGATAGAGTCCTGCCAACCTACTTGCCCAAGCATTTATTACGCTGTCTCCAATTACCAA